AGCAGGCGTGGCAGGCGCAGCTGGAGATGGGGCTGCGGCAGCGGAAGCCGGTGGACGAGTTCTACGCCGACGTGCGGGTGCGGGGCGCGGAGCGCACCTACTACGACGCGCTGGACCGCCGGGACGCCGCTGTCGCCGACGCGCTGGCCGCCGGCGACGGCGAGCAGGCGAAAGGCATCAAAGCCGGGTTCCGGGTGTGGTCGGAGCTGTTCCAGGCGGTGAACCCGCTGTTCGCGCAGAAGCAGGCCGGCTACGAGCTGCGCACCCAGCGGGCCGAGCACGCTTTGGCGGAGCTGCGAACGATGCTGGCCGACCCGAAAGTCCCAGGGCTGCCGGACCTGGCCGGCGTGGCGGCGATGGTGGACGCCTACGCTGCGCACACCCGGTTCGGTGCGGCGCTGAAAGGGCAGCGCTCCGCGGAGGCCAGCGCGCAGCGGTCGGCGGAGTCCAGCGGCTTCGGCGCCTACATGGCCGGGCTGGTCGCGGACCATCCGGGTATCCGGGACCTCTACAACGGAATGTTCAGGTCACTGGAAAGCGACCTGGACTACCTGGACGGGGGGTGAGCGGTGACCACCCCGTACGACCCGACCGCCGGCGCCGGCTCCAGCACGGCCGGGCAGCCGCTGTCCATCTGGGGGCTGACCGAGGACCAGGCGAAGGCGCCGGTGTTCGCCGGCACCGTCTCCGCCCCGTTCGGCTCGCTGCCCGCCGGCCAGCAGCGGCAGCTCGCCGGCGAAGAAGGGCTGCGGCCACCGGAGCAGGGCTACGGCCCGCAGTTCGTCACCGCCACCCAGGCGATGGAGCAGTTGCCCAAGCTGTGGAACGCCGACCGGGCCGGGTACGTGGCGCTGCAGCAGAAGCTGTACGCCGGCGGGTTCTACGGCCAGACGTCCCCGCAGTCGGTCGGGGTGGGCGCCTACAACGAGCAGACCGTGGCCGCCTACCGGCGGGCGGTGCTGGCCGCGGTGCAGCACGCCGGCAGCCAAACCCCGGTCACCTTCGACGAGATCCTCGACCAGAACGCGAAGACCGGGCGAATTGGCCAGAAGCCGCCGCCGCCGGGGTTCGTCGCCGAGTACTCCGACCCGCAGACGGTGGCCGCGCTCGCGCAGCGGGCCGCGCAGACCGCGTGGGGCCGCAACATGCCCACCGCGCAGGTGGCGCAGTTCGTCGCCGAGTACCACCGGGCGGAGCAGGCGTGGAACGCCGAGCAGAAGGCGGCGGCACAGGCCGCGGCCGGTGGCACCGACGTGGCGGCCACCGCCCGGCCGTCGGCTGAGGCAGCCGCCGAGCAGTTCACCCACCGCGGCGCCGGCGGCACCGAAGCCGCCGGCAACAGCCTGGCCGACTACGTCAACGTGCTGCGGAGCATGGTGGGCGGTTCGGTGTGACCGGCCCGCTGTCGTCGTTCTACGGCAGGCCGCTTGTCGGAAGCGCGCTGACCGGCTACGCGCCGTCCCCCGACGACATGCTCGCCGAGCAGGCGGTGCCCGGCCCGCAGCTTCCGGCGGCACCCCCGGCGCGGCTGTCCACCCGCAACGAGCCGGGCACCGTGGAAGCCCCGCCGGGGGCCGCCGCACCGCACGGCGACGCGGCGGCGGCCGTGGACAGCGCGCTGGGGTTCGTCGGCTCGCTGTATGAGTGGGGCGGCACCGGCGCCGACGGCCGGGTCGACTGCTCGGGGCTGCTGTACGCGGCGTTCAACGCCGCCGGCATCCCCATGCCCCGGTACCGGGCGAAAGACTACGGGCGGCTGGGTGCGCCGGTCAGCGCCGAGCAGGCGCGGCCGGGGGACGTCGTCTACTTCGACGAGCCCGGCGACACCGACCATGTGGGCCTGTACCTGGGCAACGGCCAGTTCGTGGAGGCCCCGCAGCCGGGGCAGCAGGTGACGGTGAGCCCGCTGCGGGAAGGCGCGCAGGTCCGCCGGGTACTGCCGGACTCCGCGTTCGGCTCGCTGCCCGCCGACCCCGACGGCCGGCTCACCTTCCACGCCGGCAACACTGTCTACACGGCGGGGCAGGCCCCGGCAGGTCACCCTGGGGCGCAGCGGGACCCGGTGGCCCAGCTGCAGGCCCTGGACGCGGCGCAGAGCCTGCAGGCCGTCGGGCAGTCCCCGGAGGTGGCGAACATCCTGTCGTCGTTCGAGACGGCCACCCCCGACTCGCTGTTCGGGCAGGCCGCCGCCTCTCACCGCTTCCACACCGGCGAAGCCACGCCAACGGCCGGTGGGACCGAGTTCGACCGGTTCTTTCGGGCTGTCGGCGGCCAGGAGTCCGGCGGTGACTACAGCGCGGTCAGCCCTGCCGGCGCACGCGGCAAGTACCAGGTGATGCCGGAGAACATTCCGTCGTGGACGGCGCAGGCCCTCGGCCACTCGATGACTCCGGACCAGTTCCTGCGCGACCCGCAAGCGCAGGAAGCGGTGGCCCGCTGGAAGCTCTACCAGTACTACCGGCAGCACGGGCTGCGGGGTGCCGCTGCAGCCTGGTACTCCGGCAGCCCGGACCGCGCCAACGACTACAGCCCGCTCCCCAACAGGTCGGGCCCGTCGGTGGGCCGGTACGTCGACGACGTGCTGGGGAGGATGTAAGTGGATATCGCCGCGGCGCTGAAGCAGTACGGGTTCGTCGGCTCCCTCGCCAACAGCATCCCCGAGCTGAAGCGGATTCTGACCCGGGCCGCCGCCGGCAGCTGGTCGGCCGACGAGTTCTCCCGCGCCGTGCAGGACTCCCGCTGGTGGAAGAACTCCGCCGACGCCGTCAAGCAGTACCAGATTCTGAAAGTCACCAAGCCGGGGGAGTTCAAGGCGCAGCGGGACGCGCTGGTCGCCAAGGCCCGCACCCTGGCCGCGGAGATGGGCGTCGGCCTCGGTGAGGGCCGGGGCTCGGCACTCGGGCACCTGGTGGACATGGCGCAGCTGCACGGCTGGGACGAGGCCACGCTGCGGCAGAGCATCGGGCACCAGCTGCACGGCGCGCGGGCCACGTTCGGCGGGCAGGCCGGGGAGGTACAGCAGCAGATCCGGGCGCTGTACTACGACATGGGCGTCCCCTACTCCTCCTACACGGTGAACCTGTCGGTGCGGCACGTGCTGGAAGGCCGTGGCACCGTGGCGGGTGTGCAGGCGAGCGTGGCGGCGGCGGCCAAGTCCCGGTACCCGGCGCTGGCCGCGCAGATCGACGCCGGGCACACGGTGCGGCAGGTAGCCGACCCGTACATCCAGGCGAAGGCGCAGCTGCTGGAGGTGGCACCGGACACGGTCACCCTGCAGGATGCGACGGTGCGCAAGGCGCTGACCTGGGTGGACACCGGCACCGGCCACCACACGCTGATGCCGCTGTGGCAGTACGAGCAGCAGGTGAAAGCCGACCCGAAGTGGCAGCGTACGAAGAACGCCCGCGACGACTACTCGGCGCTGGCGCACCAGGTCGGCCGTGACTTCGGGTTCGTGACGTAGGTGGCGGCCACGCAGGCGCAGCAGTCGGCGATCGACTGGTTCAGGGCGCTGCTGACGTCGTGGGGTATCGCCGAGCTGGTCCCGGACGCGTCGAAGCTGGTCCTGCAAGGGCTGGGCGCGGACTCGGTCACGCTGGCACTGCAGCAGACCAAGGCGTACAAGAAGCGGTTCGCTGCGAACGACCTGCGGGTGAAGGCCGGGCTGCCGGCGCTGACCCCGAAGGAGTACATCGACACCGAGGCCGCGTACGCGCAGGTGCTGCGGCAGACCGGCATGCCGAAAGGGTTCTACGACTCCCGGGACGACTTCACCAGCCTGCTCGCCCGGGACGCCTCCCCGGCGGAGCTGCTGCAGCGCGCGCAGACCGCGGCCAGGCTGTTCCTGACCGGGCCGGCGGAGAACCGGCGGGCGTGGTTCTCCTTCTACGGCGGGGACGGCCCCGACGCCGTCTCCCACGGCATCGCCGCCATCCTCGACCCGGGTGCGGCGCTGCCGCTGGTGGAGCAGCGCCGGCTGGCCGCCGAGGTCGGCGGGGGGGCGCTGGCCGCCGGGCTGCCCACCAGCCGGGCGCAGGCGGAGCGGCTGGCCGGGTTCGGGGTGTCCGGGGAGCAGGCGGTGGCCGGCTACGGCCAGATTGCCCGGGACCTGCCGGTGGAGCAGCAGGTCGCGCAGCGGTTCGGGGAGACGGTCGGACTCGGCGAGGAGGAGTCCGCGACGTTCCTCGCCGACCCGGTGGCGAGGCGTAAGAAGCAGCGGCTGGCCGAGTCGGAGGCCGGCCTGTTCGACCGTTCGGCCGCCGCGTCGGCGACCGCCCTTTCCCGGCCCACCGTGGGCCAGTACTGACAGGAGACCTGTATGCAGCCCGTCGACGTCGCCTTCGACCTGGTCGCCGAGAAGATGAAGATCCGGTCCCGGCAGCCCACCACCGGCTCCACCGAGTCCAGCATTCTCGGAACCCTGGCCCGGGTGCTGCACGAGGCCGCCGGAGACCTCCGTGACGACCACCAGGAGGAGCTGGTGGCGGTGGAGCGCCAGCAGGCGGAGACGGCCCGGCAGCAGGAGGCTGAGGCCCGCCGCCGTGCCGCTGAGAGCGAGCCCGAGGTCTACGACCCGGCCGGGCGGAAGGTCGGGGAGGTCAACGCCTGGCTGGACGAGCACCCGGGCGACGCGGCCCAGGTGCTGGCCATGGAGGCTGCCGGGGAGGCCCGCCCCGGAATTCTGTTCGGCCGCCACGGGCAGCCATCCACACAGTCCTGAGCACCCAGTGCGCGGTAGGGGAGCTTGGCCGTCCCCGCCGGCCCCATAGGCCGGAGACCGTGAGTTCGAATCTCACCCGCGCCACCCCGCCCCGGCCCGACGGGCAGCCGAGGGCGCGTACCTGTCAGTCCCGGACGCGGGAGCTTCCAACGGACACCCCTGGTCCGTTGGAATGGCCCGCGGAACCACCAACAACCGTAGGGAGAGCACCATGACCGGTTTCACCGCACCCGAGTACGGCCTTCCCAGCAACGACCCGGACGTCGAGCCGGCACCCGCGGCGGCGGGCCAGCAGCAGCAGTCCGGGTCGGGGCTGCGCCAGCAGCTGGAGGCCGCCCTGGCCGAGAAGAAGGCGATGGGCGAGAAGCTGGCGGCGCTGGAGGCGAAGGACCGGGCCGCGGGCCTGGCCGCGGGACTGAAAGCCGCGGGGCTAGGCGAGTCGGCCGCCAAGTTCTACCCGAAGGACGCCGACACCGGCGAGGCCGCGGTGGAAGCGTGGGCGGAAGAGCTCAAGGCCGCCGTACCGCAGCAGGCCCCGCCGGCCCCGGAGCCTGCTGCCCCGCCGGCGGCCACCCTGCCCCCGGAGGCACAGCGGGTGATGCAGCAGGTCCAGGACGCCGCCGCGTCCGCCCCGGCGGCGGAGCAGGGGCTGACGGCGATGCTGGGCCGGCTCCGCGACCCGACCATCCCCTACCCGCAGCTCCTGCAGGAGATGCGGGCCATGGGGTTCCAGCCGCCTCCGTGACCTGACCGGCTTCGGGGTGCGCGCAGCGCCCCCGGCGGCCGGTGAGCCCGCGTCGCCGGGGGCGCCACCACGAGAACCCGAAGGAAGTGAGACATGGCATTCACCAGCTCCCAGGCCGCAACCTGGGACCTGTTCGTGGAGACCGCCTATGACCGGGCGGTTGCCTACGCCAACCGGGACGAGCCGCAGTGGCGGTCCGTCATCGACACCAAGCCCAGCAGCCAGGCGATGCCCGGTGACGTCGTCACCATGAGCTTCGTCCCGGACATGGCCCCGGCCACCACCCCACTCAACGAGCTCACCGACGTCACCCCGCCCGGGCAGGCCGCGCCGACCCGGGTGAACATCACCCTCAACGAGTACGGCAACGCCGACAACCACACCGAGCGGATCCGCCAGCTCGACTTCGTCGAGCCCGACCCGGTGATCGCCGAAGTGCTGGGCCGCAACCAGGTGGACTCGATGGACGCGCTGATCCGCGCCGTCGCCGACGCCGCCAACCAGGTGCTGTACACCAACAGCGGTGTGTTCGTCAGCTCCAACACCGGCAACGTGACAGCCACCAACAACCTGGTGGTGGCCACGGACATCCCGACAGCGAAGAAGGTCACCGCCGCGGTCACCCTGCTGCGGCGGCGGAAGGCCCGGGCCCGGTCGGGGCAGAACTACGTGGCCCTCATGCACCCCGACCAGATCTTCGACCTGATGACCGAGGCGCCGTCGGCCAACGCCTGGATCCTGCCGAAGGCGTACGTGGACCCGTCGGGCATCTACGCCGGCGAGGTCGGCACCTACCAGGGCGCCCGGTACGTCTCCACCACCCGCATCACCAGCGCCAACAACTCGGTGCCGGTGAAGGTGTACCTGGCCTACTTCCTGGGGGCGCAGGCCGTCGCCGAGGCGGTCGGCAAAGGCGGGATGGGGGAGCCGCGGACAGTGGTCGGCCTGCAGACCGACCTGCTGAAGCGGTTCTACCCGATCGGCTGGAAGAGCCTGCTGGGGTGGAG